ATGTTGTAAAAGATACCGAAGAACCAATATATAGTGCCGGTGAAGTTGAAATGATAAATTTAAGAGACAAAATATTTATAACAAAATAATAACATGCCATTACCAAATAAAATAAAGAAAACAATTCCGTTAACATTTCCAAAAACTCTTTACCCAAGAAGAGAACAACTATTGGAAAAAATTAATAAAGACGGAACTTATTTACCAAAATCAATTTTACACGCCGATTTGGATGGGGGTATGTTAAATTTTGTTCAAAATGAATTAGAAACAATTGTGGAAGGTAAAGTTATCCCAATGGTTGATATCATTATTACTTCACAAAACTGGTCACAATTTACAGAAACTTGGAATTTTCAAGATTTGGACTCAAACGTTTCCCCTCCGTTTATTACAGTTGTAAGAAACCCGGAAGTTAAATTCGGAACAAATCCTGCGTTACTATATAACATACCAAACAGAAAACAATATTTTTATGCTCAAGTTCCAACTTGGGATGGAAATAGAAACGGTATGGATATATACAAAATACCTCAACCTGTTCCTGTTGATATTACATATAGTGTTAAAATAATTTGTAATAGAATGAGAGAATTAAATGCTTTCAATAAAAATATTCTTGAAATGTTCGCATCTCGTCAAGCCTACACAACTATCAAAGGTCATTATATTCCAATCATTATGAATAATATTACTGATGAGTCAGTTATGAATATTGATAAAAGAAAATATTATATTCAAAGTTATGATTTTACAATGTTAGGTTTCTTAATTGATGAAAATGAATTTGAGGTTGCTCCCGCAGTTTCAAGAGTTTTAACGGTTGTTGAATTTGAAAAAGAATCGTTCACTCGTGGACGAAGAAAAAATATTACTGACGAATCTACTGTTAGTAATTTTTTATTTGTTGCAGGGAACAATATTTTATCACAAATTTTTGATTACACAGTTGATTTAAATTTAGGTGAAACAACTAATATTGATTCATTTGACGTGTATCTAAATAATCAATATTATGGTACTGATTTATTTCAAATTCAGATAAACACAAATGATGTTTTAAAAATCATAGTGGTTAAAAATGATGACTCAAAAGAAGGTATTATTGAGTTAAATAATGAAATAGTTTAGTTTTCACCATAAATATCCTTCTTTTCCTTACATTGGTCTATAATCATTCTTTCTAAAAAACGATACATTTTTATTCCCCTCTTTTCACAATAGGTCTTTAGGATACTATGAACCTCGATTGATATCTTTAGGTTCTTAATTTTTTTTTCGTTATCTGCCATGGTAGAATAAAGGCAGAATTTATTCTACCTAATTTATAAATACTTCTTAAGAAGTAAAGTATTTTGGTTTTTTTGATAATATTTATCAATAAAAATAAATTTACAAATTAAAAAGACAAACTAATGGCATCAAATCAAAAAGTATTCGTATCTCCCGGAGTATATACTTCTGAAGTTGATTTAAGTTTCGTAGCACAAAGTGTGGGAGTTACCACGTTGGGTATTGTGGGTGAGACCTTAAAAGGTCCTGCTTTCGAACCTATTTTTATACGAAATTTTGATGAATTCACAAATTTCTTCGGTGGAACTTCTCCAGAAAAATTTATAAATACACAAATTCCAAAGTACGAAGCGGCTTATATTGCTAAATCATACTTACAACAATCTAACCAATTATTCGTAACGAGAGTTTTAGGATTATCTGGTTATGATGCAGGACCATCTTGGTCTATAACAACAAAAGCTAATGTTGACCCAACAACGGTTGATTTCTTTTGTGAAAGTGCAACAACGTTTAGTTGTATAACTGAATGTATTGACTTTAAAACAATTAATTATTCTATTGAATTCTCGGCGTGTACTAACAGTATTGATAGTATAGTGTTTACAAACACATCTAATTTAGCACCTGAGATTTCTTCAATATTAAACGAACCTTACGAACAATTCGATGGTAGTATAAGTACGTTGTATACTGATTTCTCTAGACAAATTTTTGACGTAGTTTCAACACCGGCAAAAGAGGATACTTCAATTTATTACTACGGAGCAATACCAACAAGTGTTTATTCAGGATTAAGTGAGGTGTATACAGGTGAAACAAATGTTTACGAAGTTGATAATGTAAGTGCTAATTTATGTAATTACTCAGCACCACAAAATGACCCTTGGTATTACTCATTATTTGATAATGTTGGTAATGCCGCTTACACAGGATTTTCATTTTGGTCAGTTGTGACAGGATTAACATTGACACCTATTATTACAACTACAACGTCTACGTCAACAACAACTACTACAACTGACCCATGTACAACTACAACATCAACATCAACCACTTCAACAACAACGGCTAGACCTACACATTGTTATACAGGTACATTGATAGGTGTTATTTATGTCTATTCGGGAACCGCATATACTGATTATGATGATTTAGTAATTGCTACATTACGTTCAAGAGGTCTTTCAACATATGGTTTAGATGATGGTCCGGTTTATGAAGTATCAGGTTTAACTGATGTTAGTTTAGATTGTACAGGAACATATTCAGGTGTAACTAAAAACCCATTTTCAACTTTTGGTGTTAACATCACAAGTAAAGATGGTGACCAATATTTCTTTGAAACATCCTTCTCAAACTCTGACCCTAAATATATAAGTAAAGTATTTGGAGCGTCTAACTTCTCTAAACCAAGAACAGTAGTTCCATTATTTGTTGAAGAAAGATTCCAAGCTTTATTAACAAATGCTTGGAGAATGGGTTATATTAGAGGTTTAAATTGTGAATTAACCGCTTTACCTGACGCACGTCAAGCAATTGACCCAACATCAATAGCATTTTATTTAGAGAAATATCAATCTCCGGTATCACCTTGGGTTGTTTCTGAATTAAGAGGTAATAAAGTTTATAACTTATTTAAATTTACAACTATTGCTGATGGTGATTCTGCTAACGTTGATATTAAAATATCGTTAGCTAATATGTCATTTAACAACGGTACTTTTGATGTATTGATTAGAGATTTCTTTGATACTGATTCTGCTCCGGTGGTTCTTGAAAAATATACTAACTGTACAATGAACCCTCAAGATAATTCATTCGTAGGTAAGAAAATTGGTAGTTTAGATGGTGAATATCCATTATTATCAAGTTATGTTATGGTTGAGATGAATGAGGATGCTCCGATAGACGCACTTCCTTGTGGATTCTTGGGTTATGATTATAGAGAATATGCTGGTGTTAGACCACCATTCCCATTAATTAAAGCTAAATACTATTATCCTGGTGAGGTAGTTTATAATCCACCATTTGGTTTAGCATCAGGTGCGGACGATACTACTACAAGTGCGGGTGATAATGTAAGAAGAACTTATTTAGGTATCTCTGATACTGAAGGTATTGATGTTGACTTCTTCCAATATAAAGGTAATCAACTTCCTTTAGATATATGTAACGATACTGAAGGTAATCCTTGGAACTTTAGAACTAGAGGATTCCACATGGATGAAAATGCAACAGGTATTACAATACCTAATGTATTTGTAACTAGTGGTACACCGGCGTTCTTCTGTGGTGACGCACCATTTACATCAGACCCTGATAACCCTGAAAATCCTTACTATAGAATTTTTGCACGTAAATTTACTTTACTTGTTAAAGGAGGTTTTGATGGATGGGATATCTACAGAGAATTTAGAACAAATACTGATAGATTTGTATTAGGTAGAGCAGGTTATTTAAGAGGAGCTTGTCCAACACCAAGATACCCTACCGCAACAGGTTGGGGGGCATTCAAACAAATTAGTGTAGCGGGTAATACTCAAGATTTTGCGAACACCGATTATTACGCTTATTTATTAGGTCAAGAAACATTTGCAAATCCTGAAGCAGTAAACATTAACGTGTTTGTTACACCGGGTATTGATTATGTTAATAACTCTAATTTAGTTGAAAACGCAATCGATATGATTGAATTTAGTAGAGCAGATTCATTGTACGTTTGTACAACACCTGACTACAATATGTATGTTCCTTCAACAGGTAATCAATTTGACTTTATTTACCCACAAGAGGCTGTAGATAATTTAGCAAATTCAGGTATTGATTCTAACTACACGGCGACTTACTACCCTTGGGTATTAATGAGAGATACAGTTAACAATACACAAATTTACTTACCAGCAACTGCTGAGGTAACGAGAAACTTAGCGTTAACAGACAACATCGCTTATCCTTGGTTCGCAGCTGCGGGTTACACGAGAGGTATTGTAAATGCTGTTAAAGCGAGAATTAAACTGACTCAAGAAAATAGAGATACTCTATATCAAGGTCGTTTAAATCCAATTGCTACCTTCTCTGATGTTGGAACAGTTATTTGGGGTAACAAAACTCTTCAAATTAGACAATCGGCACTTGATAGAATCAACGTAAGAAGATTATTACTTCAAGCTCGTAAATTAATATCTGCTGTTTCTGTTAGATTATTATTCGAACAAAACGATGCTAAAGTAAGACAAGATTTCTTGGATTCTGTTAACCCAATATTAGATTCGATTAGAAGAGATAGAGGTCTTTACGATTTCCGTGTAACTGTTTCGTCTGACGCAGCTGATATAGACAGAAATCAAATGACAGGTAAGATTTACATCAAACCAACCAAATCGTTAGAATTTATAGACATTACGTTCTATATCACTCCAACAGGTGCATCTTTCGAGAATATATAATAAATAAAATTATGACCCATTGTAATAGTGGGTCATAATTAAGCCAAATAACAATTATGTTTAATAAAAAAATTTTAAAAGAAGGTATTGACGACGCAGGAGCTCCTGATGAAAAATACTACGCATTTGATTGGGATGATAACATTGTTACAATGCCAACTAAAATTATTTTAAAAGATGATGAAGGTCGTGAAGTAGGTATGTCTACTGAAGATTTTGCGGATTATAGAACGGAGATTGGTAATCAACCATTCGAGTATAATGACCATACTATTGTTGGTTTTGCGGATGAACCTTTCAGATATTTCCGGGATAAAGGTGATAAACAATTTATTGTTGACGCTATGTTAGCAAAACCAGGTCCTGCTTGGCCTGATTTCGTTGAAGCAATTAATAATGGGTCAATTTTTTCGATTGTTACCGCAAGAGGTCACAACCCTAACGTACTTAAACAAGGTGTTTACAATTATATTGTTTCAAACACAAACGGTATAAATTCTAATGAACTAATTAAGAATTTAGAAAAATATCGTGATTTGGCGGATGAAGAAGAAATATCTAAATCAGAAATGATAAAAGAATATTTAGATATGTGTCGTTTTTATCCGGTGTCTTTTGGTGAGGGTTCAGCAACAAATCCGGAAGAAGGTAAAATTAAAGCTTTAAAAGAATTTGTTCAATATGTTAAAGATGTTTCAAAAAGAATTCAGAAAAAAGCTTTCTTAAAAAACAAAATTAGTAATTATTTTGTACCTAAAGTAGGATTTTCAGATGATGATGTAAGAAATGTGGATGTAGTTAAAAAACATTTTGAGCAAGACCCAGAAAATATTATTAAAACTTATTCAACAGCAGGAGGAATAAAAAAAGAATATTAAATAGTTATAATAAATAAGAACTAGAAAAACTAGTAAATTAAAACTAGTATTAAATAAACTAGACTGGAAGAGAATGATAATAAATTAAATTCTAAAAGTCAACTAAAATATTTTTTAAATAGTGATATTTATTAAATAAAGATAAAATAAATAAAATTAAAAACAAATTGAAATGGCTGATTTATTAATGAAAATGCCCATACCTTACGAACCTAAAAGACAAAATAGGTTTATATTACGTTTTCCTTCAACATTAGGGATTAATGAATGGTTCGTAGAATCGGCAGCAAGACCAAAAATAACAATTAATCCTGTTGCGATTCCATTTTTAAACACTGAAACATATGTTGCCGGTCGTTTTACTTGGGGTACAATAAATGTTAAATTCCGTGACCCAATTGGACCTTCTGCGTCTCAGGCACTTATGGAATGGGTACGTTTATGTGCAGAATCAGTTACCGGACGTATGGGGTATGCTGCGGGTTATAAAAAGAATGTTGACCTTGAGATGTTAGACCCAACGGGTGTAGTTGTTGAGAAATGGATATTAGAAGGAACTTTCTTATCTGATGTTAACTTTGATTCGTTGGCGTATAGTACAGACGCTTTAGCGACAATATCAGCGGTATTACGTATGGATAGATGTATATTAGTTTACTAAAAAATACTTTATATTTAAAATTAAGAATCCACATATCAAAAATATGTGGATTTTTTATTAACTATTGATAAAAAAACATATACGATTATATTTTATAATAAAAACAAATTTATATGGACGAAAGTTTAATTAATGCAGCAACAGAAAATTTCACATTACCACATGACGTGGTATCATTACCGAGTGGTGGAATTTTTTATAAATCTAAGAAAAAATCGGTTAAAGTAGGTTATTTAACGGCATCTGATGAAAATTATTTGATTGGTGCAATGGCTGGTAAAGAAAATATTGTATTTACTTTATTAAGAAATAAATTATATGAACATGATTTACGTCCTGAAGAATTAATGGATGGTGATGTTGAAGCAATTTTAATCTTTTTAAGAAATACTTCTTTTGGTCCGGAATATACAATTAATTTAATTGACCCAAGTACTAGTAAAACTTTTTCACACACTGTTGTCTTGGATGAATTAAATATTAAACAATGTAAACATCAACCTGATGAAAATGGTTTTTTTACTACAACATTACCTAAAACAGGTGTAACAATTAAATTAAGACCTACCACTTTTCATGACACTATTGAGTTGGATAAAATGGTTGAACAATATCCCGTGGGAAGACAAGCGCCAAGAATAACTTGGAAATTACAAAAACAAATTGTTGAGATTGATGGTGATAACGATAGAGGTAAAATAGCGATGTTTGTTGATACTTTACCTATTATGGACTCTAAATACATAAGAACTTTTTTAAGAGAAAATGAACCGTCATTAGACCTTAAAAGAACTGCAACCGCCCCATCAGGAGAATTGGTATCTTACGAGATAACCTTTGGGGTTGAGTTTTTTCGGCCTTTCTTTTAACTATCGACAACTACTAATTGAGGAATATTATTTGATGGCTAAATTTATAAGAACATCATATAGTGACTTCAACGAGATGCCTACTTATGTTAGGAAATTTTTAATAAACAGAATTCTAGAAGATAATACACCAAAGACCTAAATTAAAATATGTCTTTGGTGTATTTATTTATAAAACAAATTTAATATGCAAGATGCAAGTAGTTTAGACGCTAGTGGTCAAAAAGGTAAAGATATTCTTGATTCGTTCGGTAAAGCTTTATTAAGTAATTTTCAAACCGAAGCAGTTGGTAAAGTCGTTGCCGAACTTGATAAAGGGGCTAGTACCCTTTTAAAACAATTTGGTGTTGGTCAAGAAATGGCTCAAACATTAAGAGCCACTATGGCTGATGCGGTTACTGGTGTTAGAACTTTAGGTGGGGATATTGATGCGGTTATTAAAACACAAATGGAGGCTTCAAAAGCTTTACAACGAAACGTAATATTATCTGCGGAAGTAAATAAAGACCTTTATGCAACAGTGAAAGTAACAGGTCAAGAAGTTGGTACGTTAGTATCAGGATTTAAAGATGTTGGAATTGGTGCGGGACGAGTTGCGGGTGAAATGAAAAAAGTTGTTGATATTGCTACTCAGTCAGGTGTAAACGCCGCAGATGTTTCGGCAAAAGTTTTACAAAATATGGATGCCCTAAACAAATATAATTTTGAAGGAGGAGTATCCGGTTTGGCTAAAATGGCTGCTCAAGCGAGTTTATTAAGAATTGATATGAGTCAAACATTGGCGTTTGCGGAAAAAGTATTTGACCCGGAAGGGGCTATTGAAATGGCTGCGGCAATGCAAAGATTAGGTGTTTCTCAAAGTAGTTTACTTGACCCACTTAAAATGATGGATTTAGCTCAAAATGACCCGGCTGAATTACAAAACCAAATTGCTCAAATGAGTAAACAATTTGTTCAATTAGGTAAAGACGGTAATTTTGAAATTATGCCGGGGGCGAAACGTCAAATGAGAGAAATATCCAAAGCGATGGGTATACCTTATGAACAATTGACTAAAATGGCGTTAGGTAGTGCTGAATTAGAGGATAAAATGAGTAAAATTCGTTTTCCTGATTTACCGGGCTTAGATGAAGATAAGCAAAAAATGATAGCCAATATGGCTGAAATGGGTGCTGGAGGTAAATATGAAGTTCAAGTCAAAGATGAACAAACAGGTGAAACTATTACCAAAGCCCTTGACCAATTAAATGAAAAAGATGTTGCAAATCTTGAAAAAATGGCTAATACCGCTCCAAAAACAATGGAGGAATTAGCTGTTAGTCAATTAAGTGTTACAGAAAAAATGGCTGCGGATATTAAATCATTGGCAGACCAAACAGGTTTAGGGGCTGCAAGAACTAAAGCGATGGGTACTGGTATAAATTTTCTTAGAGATACTTCAACCGCAGTTAGAAAAACACTTTCACCAAAAGAGATGAGTACAAAAAATCTTGCGTCATCAATTGACTCAGGTATAGATAAAAATTTAGATGTTCTTAAAAGATTAACAGATGGTGAGATAAGTGCTGGTGAGGCAAGAAAAGAAGTTGGGGAAAATTTAAAAAAATTAGGGTCATTACTTAATTCTGCTTATGAAACCGGAATGAAAAACGCCCAAATCGAATCTGAAAAAATAAAAAATGATTACCCTGTGATTGACCAACTTAAAAAACTTTTATCGGGTGATATAAGTAAGATAGAAAGTAATAAGAAACAGGAAACAAATATTACTCAAACAGAAATTAGTAATGTTAGAAATGCCTCAACAATTCCTACTAATACATCACAAACAGCAACTAATCCATCTACTGATAGACCAATTGAAATAACATTAAATCACAATATAGATTTAAAAACAACAG